ATAGTGGTTTGTCTGTATCTTCAAAGATAGCGGGAAACTCTATAACTTCCCATTGATCTGCTAATGGTTCTTTTTGTGCATTTATAAGTTTTGCAGTCAAATCAATATTACTCCATCTAGTCATCACTAAGACGATAGCCCCTTTTGGTTGTAACCTTTGTCGAGGTCCAGAAGTATACCATTCCCAACATGCTTCCATTTGTGTTAGAGAGAGTGCATCTTGTTCAGAATGTGGATCATCAATTATTAACAAGTCTGCACCACGACCAGTTATAGCTCCACCTACACCAGCAGCAAAATACTCACCACCTTTGTTGGTTTCCCAACGACCAGCAGATTTAGAATCGGCAGACAAAGAAACATCTGGAAATATTTTAGTGTAGTCTTCACTATCCATTAAGTTTCTTACTTTACGACCAAACCTTACAGCTAACTCACCAGTATGGGTTGTCTGCATTATTTTTTTATTTGGAAACTTACCCATTACCCAAGCGGGAAAATAAGTAGAAGCAAACTCTGATTTAGTGTGTCTAGGTGGCATATTAACAATCAGTCTGTTAATTTTGCCAGTAGCTATATCTTCTAATTTTTGAGCAAATATTTTGTGATGTCTGCCACAAATAAATTCTGGCCATATGTTGTTTATAAAATCTAAAAACTTATCTTGGCATGTTTCTTGTTTTTTTAAGTCGGCTAACCTTTCTTGTAAAAGATAGGCTTCTCTCAACTCACTATCTGAAAGATTTGTTAAATTCATAATTCTGCTAACATATCATCTATCGAAACAAAACCACCATCTTTGAATGCTGGTATTCTTTTGCCTTCTGCTAAAGCCTTTCTTATTGGATCAAGGTCAAAAACATAACTATTAACTCTAGGCAAATCTTCCTTACCCATAAAAAATTGTGGTGCCCTTATGCCTTTTTTAACCAAATTTGCGTATTCTTCACCCAATTCCTCAATAAGAATTTTTCCGTCATCTTTCGTTAACTGTCTAGGCGAATTAATGTAGGGAGGCATCTTTTCAGCTACAAACTCTTCCAGCTTTCTTGACCTACTCATTTTTGCTGCCTGTTTGAACTGAGAAGGTGTGAGCAATTTTAATTGTGGATATGCGCCGTCTAATGTTGCCATATCAATATCTAATCCATCTTGTTTATACTTTGGTTCTATTTTTATATGTTTATCTGGATCTAGACCTAATTCTCTATAAATTTTAAGCATTTCTTCATAAATATTTTTGTAATTTCTGTAAACTGCACTTTTCTCCGCGTATTCGTCTGCCTCTGGCATAACTTCGTAAAATTTTATATTCGTAGTATTGCTTAAATCATTAACAAGTTTTCTTGTAGGAAATTTATGTTGTTGTGTATTTGAACCTTTAACATAAGGATCTGGATCAGTTATTGTTAATTCTTCACCTTTTTTTGTTAAGGGTATGTTGTCTTGTGTGATAGCTTTGTTTAGACCTTTTTTACTTATTTCGGCTAATCTTTTTATTGTTGCCTCTGAGTCTGCATATAAGTTTGGACTTATTGCATATTCGACTACACCCCCTTCACTAGATATATTAGGATTTGTTCCATCTCTTACTGCATAATAATTTTTTCTATTTGCTATTCTTTTGGCACCCTCGGTCATTTCGTCAGTATTAATAAGTGTTTTACCTTTACCTTTTATAGCCTTAACTCCATCTTGGAAAGGGTTTACAAAATCTTCATCAATCAATCCTGCTCCGATAAATTTATCGATTCCAGTACCGCTAAATAAATACCCAGCTCCAGCTTCTACTTTAGCTTTAGCAACATCTAATTTTTGCCCTGCGTCTTTTAATTTTTTAAGTTTTCTTTTTTCGGATTCTTTTATAAAAAATTTTTCCTCTCTTGTTAAATTTATTTTTTCGGCTGGTTGTGTGCCTATCATCTTTGGGTTTGGGTTATTTACCACAAGACTTTGTAAAGTTTCATCATCTGCTTTTCTTATATCATCTATAGTGGTGCCCTCTTTCAACATAAAATCATCAAACAATAAATCTTCGCCTCGGAACAAATTTATGTCTTTGTTTTCTGCTCTAGCAAGGTCGTTGTAATTATCTATAAACCCTCTCAAATCTTGTATTTTTGCATCAAACCCCGCGCCTGTAGTAGGAATATAATGTGGGTTTACTAAACCCGCCTGTTCTTCTTTGGTTAAATCTCCAAATTGATTGCTTCTTCTCGTTCTTATACTTGCTAAACTTTTTTGCCTATCTGACTGCAATCTCCTAAGTGTTACAGTATTGAGTGTAGGGTAAATCTCAAACCCATCAAAAGCATAGGGCCTATGTAATTCTGGATCATTTGTGACTCTATTGTAATGTGTACTATCTCTACCTTTCCTTACATCACCATAGTTTGTTCCATCAGCATTTTTGACATAATAAAGA